ATTATAATGTACTAACTGTTAACTGGAACGATGATACCTTAACAACAAATACTGGTATAGATAGTAACGGTTATTTAGATTCAGATACTGTACATTATAGCCCAAGCACTAGTTACAGACCTAACAGTCCTGGTACATTTGATGCTATTATAAATCCTCAGACATTTAATCCGCATCGTCCGCATAACGAAGTTAATCCTCCTAATGTGACTGTAGCAGTAGGTACACGCTATTTACTAGTGGAAGATATCGGTGCGGCAATCAATGAGGAACCTGCGCATGAATGGGGTGCGTTAGTGGCTAAAGCTAATGATATTATCGAGTGGACGGGGTCAGTGTGGCATGTGGTGTTTAATTCTGCTCACGATCACAGCGCCTTAGTGTGGCAAACGAATATATACACTGGAATACAATACTTATGGAACGGTGTTTCATGGGTTAAGAGTTTCGAAGGTGAATATACGGCCGCACAATGGAAAATAGTACTGTAAAAGAATCAATTGTTTGTAGTGGAGCATTGTTTTATGCCAAGTCTACACGACGTTTTTTACTACTACAAAAAGCTCATGGCAAGCATGAAGGTACTTGGGGGTTAGTTGGTGGTACTAATATCACCGGCGAAACTCCTTGGCAAGGACTTCAAAGAGAAATCAAAGAAGAAATTGGTGTAATTCCTAAAATACTAAAAACTATTCCGTTAGAAACATTTGTAAGCAATGACAAAGTTTTTAATTTTCATACTTACTTGTGCGTGATTGATAACGAGTTTGTACCTTCACTTAGCGATGAACACTACGGATGGGCATGGGCAACTATAGACCGCGCTCCTAAGCCTTTACATCAAGGTCTACGTAATAGTTTTTCAAGTAAGACTATCCGCACTAAATTACAAACTGTGTTCGATCTAGTTGAATTGATTTAACGCTTTTCAAGATTTCCTGCTACACTTATTCTAATACCAGTTCCTATATTTTTACTAACAGAGTGGTTCATCCATCCTGGAAAAATTATAAGAGCATTCACTTCTGCTGGTATTGAATATCTAAAACGATCTAAAAAACTAAAAGTTAAATCCCCAGCACCTGGTGGAATTTGTACATAATACGTCCATGCAAAAGGACTTTCGCCGTGATGATGTGTATTTGTACTTTCTAAGGGACGATGTATTTGTCCCCATTGACTAACATTTACAAGACCTTTTTCTTTGGCGATTTCATTTACTGCTGTGATTAATTTAAATCCTTCACTGCCTTCGACTGGATCAAATTTACTGTCTTCGCTTAGTCCGCTGTTGTTATCTTTACTTTTTCTGTCATCAATGTATTTCAAAACTTCTTCAGCAAGTTTAAAATTATCTATTCCAGAAAGTATATATTTTCTAGCAGTTAATTCTAGTAGTGTAATATCTTCGATAAATTTAGCAGAAATAGCCATGTTAATTTATATTAAAAGCAATACTAATGCGCTCGCTGTCAGTTTCGTTCATTTCCACTCTATGTGTTAACCAACTAGGAAATAAAACTAATCTTCCAACTTTAGGGGGTATTTTAACAGCTTCATCGGGTATTTTATCTCCCGGGAAACCGCCCATTTGAATTACAGTATTAGGATTTGTAAATTTTAAATTACCATCTATACCATTAGTAGCGTAGTAGTATGTTCCAGCAATACGAGTGTATGGATGCATGTGGTCAAAATGTGCGCCGCCTCTAGAGCTGAGATTAAACCAACTACCACCAAATTGAAATGGTTTACCGTTGTACTTTATTCCTATGGTATAGTCTTCGACTGCTTGTTTGATAGATTTTTTTAAATTATCTAATTTATATTTTTTAATATCGTCGGCATTGCCATGCCCCCATAAAAATGTAGACATCATATTACCACCAGTAATAGCAGGTGTAGAGTCTTTTCTTATATTAGGAAGGATCTCCGAAATTTCATTTTGTATATTTTCTAGTTCAAGGCCTTCTAAATCTCGAACAAAAAATGTGGTAGGAAACCAAAATTCAACAGGCATAGTTTATTCCAGATTAAATGCTATACTAATTCTTTCTGAATCAGTAGTGTTTAAATTAACTCGATGGGTAAGCCAGCTAGGAAATAATAGTAATTGACCTACACGTGGTTTATAAGTAACGCTAGAAATATCGCATCCATCCGACGGGAATCCACTAAAATGCATCATAGTGTTAGGGCTTTGAAATCTAATGCCGCCATCAGTGCTATTAGTTGAATAATAGTACACTCCAGATATTTTACTTTGTGGATGAGTGTGGTCATATTGAAACCCGTGCTTACTACAAATATTAAACCAACTTTCTGAAAGATTAAGTTGTTCAAATGGATATTCTAAAGATTTAAAATATTCTTTCACACTCCAAAAAATCATATTTTTCAATGTATCTAATTTATAATTTTCTATATCATTAACTTTTACGTCAAAATCAAATGTGGTAGAGACCGAATCTCCCCAAGGACTAGGCTTTTGATTTTCTCTAATCGTAAGCAACTGTGTTTCTATTTCAGTTTGGATACTATTCAAAACTTCGCTTTGAAATACATGAGCAAATACAGGAGTGAAGAAGATATTTTGTAGCATGGTATATTTAGTGGGTTAAATATAGCATATGAATATTTTAGAAAATTTATTATCAACTAGCGAATGCGAAGTTTTAGCATCTAGCATCAAACTTAAAGAGCGGCCGATTGGTGATAAATTAGTTCCAAAAAGTTTTAGTGCCTATGCTTTACCTGAAACTGAAGAATTATTATTGAATTTAACAGATAAAGTAAGCAGTATATTAGATAAAAACCTATATCCTACATATAGTTATTGTAGAATATATTATACAGGTGCAACAATGCGTCCTCACACAGACCGTCCTGCTTGCGAAATATCAATGAGTTTGTGTGTTAGCGGCGAGTCTTGGCCGTTGTGGTTTGAAAAATACGGACCTGTATTGTTAAATACTGGAAGTGCTGTACTATATCCTGGGCTAGAGCTTAATCATTGGCGAGAAGAATATACTGGTACCGGTTGTACACAAGTATTTTTACACTGGGTCGATGCTAGTGGTCCATATGCTGATTGGAAATACGACAGAAGACCTTCAATAGGTTCTAAAGAAACAGATAAAATTTATTGGGGTAAAAGCTGACAATCCCACGCTATTACTCTGCGATTGCCCTGGCCTTGCCATGGATACACTAAATGCGGTATCCAACTAGGAAACATTAGCATTGTGCCAACTACTGGTGTCATGTGCATAAATCTTAATGCTTTAGGATTTGAACTAGGATCAAATAAAAAACTTATACACCCGTCGGTTTCTGCGCTGTTATCTGAAAATTGTGGAATTTCTAAATATAAATTACCAGAAATTGAACCGTATGGGTGCGTGTGCGCTACTTGATAACTATTTTGCGGTTGTGTAATAGTCCAGCAGTTTGCTAATTTAGGAATTAAATCCAAAGAATCGACTCCGGCCGACTCTTGATATTCTCTTGCTTGAGATTCTATCCATGTAACAAGCCATGATAAATCAGTTTTGTTTGGCCATACTCGACGTTGTTCGCCGCCTCGAAGTGTTAGATAATCATTAACTGGATAGTCTTCTTCTGTCGAACTACGTGTGAATAAATCTTTACTAAGTTGATCAAGTTTGTTTAACAAAACTGGTTCAACTTGAACTTTAGCAATCGGCGTGCCATTAAACGATTTACAAAATAGTGCTGACATAACAATCTATTACTAAAATACTACGGGGTCCAATAGCTGGTCGAGAACTGTGTATTAAGTATGATGGAATAACAGTCCAGTCTCCGGGTTCTAAATTAATCACTTCGGCAAAATTTACACCTTGACTCATGGCCATCGGTCTTGGATCTTGTATCACTAGTTCGCCGCGGCCTTGTAAATTTACAATCATCGACGTTATAGCGTTGGCGCCGTTGTTATGAAAATGTGGATCCTGATAACCTCCAGCGTTATACTCTACTGTCCACATATCTTTTATTCTAGTAAAACCTATCTCTTGTTTGATCTTATTAAGTTCAGGATTTAATAAATCTAGCCACTTTGGGTCCGGCTCTTGATATTTAAAAATATGTTGCCAACCATTTCTTGTAGTAGATTGCGTAGCACCTGTTGGGTCTAATTCTTTTTCAAATTTTACCCAATCTTTATACATCGATATTATTCTATCAGAAATCTCTATGTGGCCATGCCATGTAGGTGTTATAAATCTATCTACTCGCATATTATTCCTTGTATATTGTATCTTTGAGATATTGATACAAAGTTGGTTCTAATTCTGCAGCATTACTCCAATAAGTTTTCTTCTTTTCTAGAACTTTAAAACTTTCTTTATAAACTTCTTTATGGTCAACACCGTCCCTAGCTTCTTGAATACTTTGTGTTATATCATCCAACAGCATATAATTCATACCAATACTAATTCTAGTTATGCCTGCGCTAGTTGGTGCTGTGAAAGAAAACATCTTTCTATGTTGTAAATCGTAAAAACCTTGAAAAGATTGAGGCTCTAATGATGGCAGGCCCGGACTGTATGTTCTATTGCCGTTTGCTTGCCAATAATTAGTGTCGTTACGAATACTCAACGCATAATGTAACGCAACAAATTCGGCAAAATTTCTAAAAATCTGTAAACAAGAAGCATTATAAACATCTATATCCCATTGCGTAACTGCTGGGCGTTTTAATGATTTAACCAACTTGAACAAAAATTCATGTACACTAAACAATCCGTTGCTTTCTAATGGTTCAATAAATCCAGCACTTAGCCCAATGGCTACAACATTTTTAACCCAAGTACGTTTATGTATTCCTACACGCATAGGAATATCTTTATATTCTAATGCGTCAACTTGTTCTCGTGTTTTAGGGCATGATACTTTATCACTCATCAAGTGTTGTTTAAATTCTTCTAAAGCATCTTCAGGAGTTATATACTTGTCACTGTATACATAACCGGTTCCAATTCTTGACCATAAAGGAATATTCCAAACCCAGCCATGACCAATTGCGGTACAATTTGTAAAACCTTCTAACTCTTTTTCTTTATCTTCATACGGTAATCGTGTTGCCCACGCACGATTATTAGGCAACATATCAGCATAGCTATCGAACGGTTCTTTCATAGCGCCTGCTAACAACATACTTTTCCAACCAGTACAGTCTACAAATAAATTTGCCGTAACAGATTCTCCGCCATCTAATGTTAATTCTTCAATGCCATTATCATTAGTTGCGATATCAACTACTTCGTTAGAAATATGTACTACACCTCTAGGTATACAATATCTGTCACGCAGCCATGCTCCGAATTTTGTAGAATCGAAGTGATAAGCGGCGTGCCACTTGGGATTAAATTTATGAAAGAATCCTTCTTGATTAAGACTAAATCTATTTTTTTCAATTAAACTAACTACTGGAAAATATGATCTAGCAAAATCATCTACAGGTGTGTCGGGAAATAATGCTTTTTTATAATACCAATCTTGAATACCCTCCACAGTATCATCTAATACAGGTTCGCCAAATGGATAGTGAAATCCGCCTGCGTCTTTGTCATAAAAGTCTGTAAATTTAATGCTAAGTTTATAACTTGCGTCTGTAAATGACATAAAATCTTTTTCGTCGATACCTAAATATTGAACAAAATCGTTAATATGTGCTAAGGTACTTTCCCCAACACCTACTATTGGAATATTAGGGCTTTCAATTACTTTAATTGTTTTGTCAGGGAATGCCTTAATCAGTATAGACGCAGTCATCCATCCTGCGCTACCTCCGCCGACAATAACAATAGTATCAACAGGCTTTATCATTTTCCAAACCAATGCTTTAAATACATAGCTTGCATGAGCTTTCTCTTAAACTGAAAACTCATATTAAAGAAATAGTCGCGTTTCTTCATCCAAGCAAATGCTTTCATATCCCCTAACATAACTTCTAATTCAAATTTTTCGTCAGTTAGTGGTACTAGCTGTAACATCGGAGTACCTGCTTTAATTAAGCGTTCTCCTTTTAACTTTTTCCACCATACTTGCGGATTAACTTCTGTGCTTATGCTGGGATCTAACATACCCATGTTATGTTCGAAATCAAAATCGTCACCGTACGGGATTGGGATAGCAATAAATTTTACACCCGGAGGGGCAATAATATGCCAAGGTGTATTAAATTTAATAATACTACGTAAACATCCTGGTCGAGGAGGAAACGGTGCTGCAATATCGTTGGCCATGTGGCCTGAAACGAGTGTTCCGCCGTACTGCTCTGCTAAATGCTCGCTAGTAATGGTCCATTTAAAGTTCTCACCATCGCCATTTGTTTCGATAATAATGTCCCAAGGTAATGGAACAATATAACCTGTAGACATTAAATCAAATATTCCAGGGCATCTGTAAACATCTGTAAATGATCTATTACCATTCTTTTTGAGTTTTTCTAGATATATTTTTCTAGCACCTTCTACCCAATCTGGTTTATAGTCTTTAGCTTCATATACCGGGTGTACATCGGCCATACCTGGTATATTAGTAAAAAATGTTATTTTTCTCATGCCTTAATCCTAATGTTAAATGCTAAATTTATTCTTTCTCTATCCGATAAGTTTGGTTCTACTTCGTGTGGTAACCAACTTGGCCATAATACTAAATCGCCATCATGCGGAGCAAAACTAAAATCTCTCATAAAAGGACTAGTCTTACCACAATCGCCTAGTATATTACTTGGGTTAGGGAATCGCAAGTCCCCACAATTTGTTCCTTGTAGATACAATACTCCAGAAAAATCATCTTCTTTATGAGTATGAAATGTATTTCTACTACCGGGAGCATTTATATTTGCCCAACATACTATCTTAGCATTAGGTGTTTTTTTAATATTATTAAATACAGAATCTTCATTGTTATAAAAGTCTACTGCTTTTACTAATAATACACTAATTTTGTCAATAAGCCAAGAGATATTTTCTACAGGAAACTCAATTCTAAAACATCCCGGGTTACTAAAACTCATTCCAGGAGTATTTGCTTGTAGAATTTTGAGCTGTTGTATTAGATCAGTACGTTGTACTACTGTACCTATATTAGATTCGGTGAATAAATCCGCACGAAATAATGTTACTCTTTCGGTCATTCTGAATCATACCAATCTTTTAAAAATTCGTAGTGATTTGGAAACATTTCTTTAATAAGTTCTACACGATGCGACTGATTTTTAATAAAAAACTCGGCATATTTTTCAACATCTCCAAAAATTGTACGACTATTTTTGTCATACACTCCACCTGCGTTTAACACGCTGAACCAATGCCCAACATGGAAACTACTTGTAGGGTGAATAAAGAAATCTCTGTGTGGATTTGGTACAAATTTTTCAACGTAGTCTTTTACTTTTTGTGGAAGTAAATCTGGCATCTGTGAATGTATGTTTGACCAGAAGGCAGTATCGTTTTTAGTACTAAAATGATAGTGTGCCCACACAAATGCTACAATTTCCCAGAACATCAAATCATAAATTTCGTTAATATCTTTTTTAAGAGGATCGCTCCAGATACCCTGTGTACGATTTAATCCCTCTGTTAGCAACTCTACAGCTTTAGTGGTAAATGTAATACCTGTAGCTTCTAAAGGTTCTACAAATCCTGCCGATAAACCAATACCTATTATGTTTTTATAAGCAATAATATCGTGTATTCCACACTTCATAGGAAGTACTCTTGCTGGTTTATCAAATTCTTGAATTTTTTCTCTTAATTCTTTTTCAGCATCTTCATCACTGATAAATTTACTGCTGTATACATAGCCGTTTCCTTGTCCAGAAAACTTTGGAATTGTAAACATCCAACCAGCATCCATGGCAGTAGCTGATGTATAAGGAGCACACTCCTCTTCTGGATTTGTATATTCTGTCTGAATCACTACTGCTTTATCACATGGCAATATATCTGTCACTGACGTAAAATTTATACCTAGAGTTTTTTCTAATAAAATACTAGAAAACCCTGTACAATCTACATAAATGTCTGCTTGATAAGTGTTACCCTTGTCGTCTACTAGTGCTACTATACCATCATCATTTGTCTCGGCCGATTCTATTTTAGTATTAACATAGTTAACTCTGTCTCCTACTAGTTTTTTGATAGAATTAATAATACCATAAGCACTAAAATGAACAGCGCCAAATTGTCTATATCCAGTTTGTGCGTAGTTTGTGTCCATTCCTGCTAGTTTAGGACTTTTGTTAGCCAAGGCTAACTGGTATGATGGCAGCCAATCAAAGAATTCCTTCTTGGCTCGGCCCATAAAATAATCTGTAGTATATAAATCTGGAGCAATTACTGTGTTTTCAATAAAATCATTATCAACAAAATAATTATCTTTAGTCCAACCTTTAAATACAACTCCTAATTTAAAAGCGGCATCACTAGGTTTCATCCAAGATTTAGGATCAAGACCGCAGTCAAACAAATATCGCGCAGTAGCAGGTTGTGTTCCTTCGCCGACTCCGATTGGACCTAAATCTGTACTTTCGATCAGAGTAATTTCGCAGGGAAATTTTAAATTTTTTGTCATATATGCCGCGGCTAGCCACCCGCTAGTTCCGCCGCCAAATATGATAATTTTTTTAACTCTTGTTATTTTCATTTTCTGATAACCGCCACATATAAGCCATTCCACCATTCTGTTTTATTTTCTTCAGAATTTAGTATTAGTTTTTTGTAAGTAATTCTACCGCCAGCGTCTGTGATAGCATTTATTGTGCCATCTACAGTTTCTTTCCAATTAGCGTCGTCGACAATAATAATTGCTTCGTCAGTTAATGTTGAATAATAGTATGTAATTGCGTCATAGGTTGTTTTATAATCATGAGGTCCGTCATAAAAGAACATTTGAACTGTACCTGACATATTTGCTGTCTGAACGTCAAACATATCTGTTTGAATAATTCTTACATTATTAGATCCAACATACGGTGTAATATTGTTTTCAAATTCTTCTCTACTATTAGGAGGAAGATTTAACTTGTTATTTTTATCCTGTACATTTTCTTCCCATGTATCTATGAACGTGGCATTTAACGCATTATCTTTTAATGCTGCAGACGCAGTTGCTCCTAGATAAGACCCAATTTCTAAATAAGATCCTACGCCACTAGCAACATGATTTAATAATGTTTGTACACGTGGACTTGTTAAACCGGGAATATCTAAATATACTTTTGGAACACCCGATTTAGCAATAGCGTCGACTACATGTTTTACTAATGGAGAGTAATCAAGGTCCGATTTTCTTTCATAAATCTTATCGCAATAGTTACATTCCCAACAATCAAATTTACAATTTTTAATTTTGTCTCGCCAGATTTCTATAGGTTTGCCTGTCATGCCAGTTTCATCGGTCCACTGCATAAATCCTGGAGCAAGAATTTCTTCACCGCCTACATATCTTTCAATGTAAGTCATAGTGTCAAACATACGAGGAATATCTTCTCTACCGTGCATTTTAAATACATCGATACCTAGTTCGTCTAGGTACTCGTCCCAGTCGGCTTTCCATGGACTTAGATTTGCTGTTTTAAGAGGAACACTACTATCTTCTACTTCCCATTTAGGGCAACTAACACGACTAATCGGATCGTTAAAATATTGCGGTGCTTTGGCATTTCTAGTATTGTTATAGTGAAAGTGTTCGTCCATCATAGAACAATTACCTAAACAACCTTCGTTGGCTAACAAACTGATCGTTATATCTCTGCCAGTTGTTTCTTTAATATATGCCTTAGCTCGCTTAATTTTTACTAACTGATCCATGTCTCGCATTAGATCTCTGTCTAAGTTAATATAGTCAAATCCGTAATTTGCCAAGTTAACTACTTCTTGTGCGTGTGTAACGTTGCGAAGAATTGTGTTTTTAACTTTTAGTTCTGGAAATGCCGCTTTGATTTGACCTGTAGCCATCCAGTGCGTGTGCGGAATTGTAGCGGCACGAATACCAGCATCGTACAATTTTTTAAAATTAACTATAAATGTATCTAAATTTTCTTGTGTTGGAGCAACTTGTATATTATTAAATGTTGCGCTAACTTGGATGCCTAAATATTTTTGTATATTAAGAGCGTTTTCTATCAAAGAAAAATGATTTTCTTCAATCATAAAGACATCTCCCATGGCATCTTGTTTAAAAGGTGCTATGCGACTGGTAAAATATATGTCGTAAATCCAATCTTTATATATTTGTAACCAACCATAAAAGTGCGCAAACTCTTGCTGGGTCAATTTAGGATTAAGAGGAATACTAAAAATTTTTCTCGGTGTTTGTGTTATCATGCTTCGTGTTTTCCTACAAATTCTAACCAACCGGTTAGTACATATTTGGTGCCACTAAGTGGAGGATTACCTCTATGAGTATGTGTAAATGCCGCTGGCCATATTACTAGTCGACCTCGTTGAGGACTTACTCTGCGTTTTTGATAAAGAAATTCTGTTTCGCCACCGTGCTCGACGTCATTTAAATATATTTGAAATGCGCCTATTCGATTAGCAACACTGGTCGCCGCGGCTTCACAATGCCATTGATGGAAACCTCCACCTGGTTTTGTTTTTTGTAGTCTTGCTCCAATAATGCCATGCTGTTCAACATCAAATAAAATGCTGTATTCTTCTGCGTATTTTTCATAGCAGTCCCAAAACTTTTTAAGAAATAAGGACATTATAGGATTTGCTCTTAAAACAGGAAGCGAATCATATTGTAACACAAACGCGGTCTCGTCGTCTTTGCGATGTGCAGCTCCGTCTTTGAGTTCTTGCCGATCCCATACTAGATCAAGCTTCTTCATATGATCAAAATAATCGATAAATGCTTGGCACTCGCGTTGAGTTAATACATTATCAAAAATTCCGATGAAATCATTAATTTCCATCACTTCTCCTGGTTTATGCCCAGTGTATTTACAATAATTATTTTACGGTAAAGTTAAATGTGATAGCAATTCTAAGTGGAGTGGTATTTGGGCTAGAACTTGAATGATAGTGCTGGCCTGGAAATGCTACTATCTTGCCTTTGGCAGGAGTACATCGTTTTTTAATTGTCAATGATCCTGGCAATGCTTCGGCTTGCTCTGGTAATAGTTTTGGATATGTGTCGTCGTATATAACAATGTCGCCGTCGCAGTCTGTTACATAGTATACGGCAGTCCAATGTGGGTAGTAAGCGTCGACATGCGGTCCGTGTGGTTTGCTCGACGGATGTGTTGTAAACAGTCCTATGCGAATACGTTGTATTGTATCGACTTTTATTTTGCCATCCATCGCATCTTCAAATGCATGAAGAATTGGTTCAATATATTGTAAGTCTGGAGAACGTTGTTCGTTGTTGAATACAATATTATGATAAAAACCAACTGCTCCTGGTCTGCTGTCAGGTGTATCATCACCATATACAGCATCCAGTGTTAGTGCCCAAGGAAAACTTGGGTGTGTAAGATGTTTTTCAAGTCGATCCTGATAATCGACCGGCATAATGTTTTCTATTTCTACAATTTCAGACAACATTATATAGACAAATTAACAGTTGGTGTGCCCCAGTTATTTTCTTCTTGTACTACGCTACTGGTCGAAACTCCAAATTTATTATGCATTAAATCTCTAGCTTGTAATAATGTACTACAAGCATTGATCTCCGCAATTATAGAAGCTTTTAAATTAGCGTTTCGCTCCGCTACATCTTGACTTAAATTTTTATAATGCGTATTAATCATTAAAAGCATAAGAGCTTTGAAATAATCTGTAAGTTGCGCATTATCGGTATCGGTTAACGTATACTTGACCTTTGGTTTAGTTGGATGTGTTACTAGATCTTCTGATGAATGAATAATCATTTCATCATGAATTTCTGAACCTTTTAAGATACTAATTGTTCCACCACTTGATTTAGCAAACTTTGCCGCACGAGCAGTGGTTTCTGAAACCTCAACATAATTTAACTGTGTTAGGTCAACCTGGCTAAGATTTGCGTCAGCGATATGTGCCACACCAAAAGCACCGTATTGGTATTGATCCAAAATTTCTAGTGGTGAATTAAGCGCAGGGTGATCGAAAGTTAAATTTTCAAGGACGATATACATTATGGAATTCCTCATCTGAAGTATTATCATCAGGTTGTTGGGCGTCTGCGCCCTGGTCTTCGTGATGTGATACTGTTTTAGGTACTAGATCATTTACATTGAATTCAATTCTGTTTAAATCATCTGGTGTTTTGTTGGTCATTATACGAGCATACTGATTGTCAGTTTCTAATAAATGCTGATGTGCTTGTCCGCGAGCATAATGACTCATAGCTTCAACACGAAGCGCAATTTCATGAGCTAAAACTGTTGCTTCTTGTTGTTGTACTGTGTCTAATTGAGTAATGGCATCTATGTTACCGGCACTAACTCTACCATAGCCCACAATATCCATAGCCGCTTGTTTAGCTAGACGAACGGTCCAATAGTGTTTTTCCCACTCGTTCTCTTCGTCCATGTCTCCAAATACTTCCAACCAACTGCGGCCGTCTGGAGTTTTACCAGATGGGCCATCTAGATAATCTTTTAACAAATCTGTATATTGTTCACGTTCGATAAAATGCTGTGCTTTTCGACGTTTGTCACAATTATAATTGTATTCTTTATCTATTAAACGTATTTTTAATTCTGATAGTTTAATCGGATCTTCCTCTTTATCTATCATAGCTTTTAACATAGGAATTTCAAGTTCATATTTGGCTATTAAAGTTACATAACGTTCGCATTGTTCTTCGATACTTTTTAATTCCAATAACCACTGACGTACAGTACTGTAAGGTGTTAATTGCCCCGACGGCACAAAACGTTCCATTTTAAATTTTGGATTTAAAAATGAATGATTAAGAGCAAGCTCTACTAATTTCTTTTTGTCATCGTCTAACATTTCGGCGTGAGTTTGAGGAGTTAACACATCCGATGTTACCATTGATTTGTATTTTTCGTGTAAATTGTCTGTGATATTTTGTAATTCGCTACTCATGTTTGTCCTCTATTTTAAATAACTTTGTTATTTAATTAGTCGCGCCAACCGCAATGTCCAGAACTGGCTCCACCGTGGCCTTTAGCTTCTAGTGTACTACCGTTTTGTGCGCCGCTGTCTGTTGAATAGTTCATGTTCCAAGCACGGTTATTTTGTCCGCTAGGATCGTGTTCACCTAACATAAACCCATAGTCTTGACTCATACCATAGTTTTCTTCTCCATAACCCCAACCGCCTGGGCGACCTAGTGTGTTATTTTGAGTTTCACTTTCAATGTTTGTCTTACGCCATACGTTACCACCAGCATAGTCACCGTTTTGGCCGCCATATCCGTAACCAGTTTTTGCCATTACGCCTTTTTGTTGTCCATGACATCCAGCAGAGTAACCTAAGTTAGCAACTGCGTCGGTTGAGAAATAAACACGTTGAGTTTGTCCTGAGTTACCCCAGAAAATACCACGATACTGTCCGCTAATACCTGAGGCATGGTCGTTCCAACCGTTACCCAAGTTAGCTTGTGTTTCGTTTGAGAAATAGAATTTGTTAATTGTACCAGTACCTTCGCCTGTTGTATAAGACGCATAACGTTGGTTGAAGATTGTACCATTGTTACCGCCGCCGCCAGCGTTATTACCTGAAACGTTTTTAGTTTCTGTACGTAGACTGAATCCTGTAGGTCCGCCATTCCAAATATAAGTCTTGTTATAACTTGTGGCGCCTGATTTATAGTGATAGTTATCAACGTTACCATCGCCTAAGTTAGTTGTGGTCAATGTTGATTGCACACAACGGTTTACGTTAGACCACAAAGCTGAGCTTTGATATCCGCCGAGCATATATACCGTTGTCAAAATTTGTGAGTAGTTCCAAGGCACACTCAATGTAATAGTGTAAGTACGATCTGTGTAACTAGCAATACCTGCTGTTGTAGCACGAATTGTAAAAGTATATACTGTGGCATCATTGTTAACACCAGATACAGTATAGCTACCACTAACAGCACCGGTACTATTGTTCAAACTGAAGCCTGGAGGCAGTGAACCTGACGCAAGAGTGTACGTAATGGCGCCTTGGTAGAACGGGTCAATTGCCTGACGTTGACCACTAACAGAAGTAGAACTGCTACTACTAGTAATTGTAGTAGTTCCTAATGAGCCGGCGGCTGAACTGCTACCTGTATCAATAGGGCTTTGCCCTGGGTGATATCCGCCTTGTCCTTTGGCTTCGTTACTTCCGCCTACTGTTCCTAAAAATGGCATATTATGCTCCTAAATTAATTTGATTAACCGAATGAACCATACTGACCTAATACATAGGTAAATGATCCGCTTGGGTTTGTAACGATAAATGTAGCAAATTCAACCTTGCTTGCACGTGGTGAAGGTGCTGAGCCGCCTGCCCAAGTAATACTATAACCTGTACCGTTGATCTGTACGCTTGTTGGATAGTATGGTGTACCACCTTGTACTAGAATCAGTGTAAGTGTGGTAGTTCTGCCACTGGTTGTGGGCACGTTGGTAAAGTTTGGTACAAAGTTAGCACTTAAACTGGTCAAATACCAAACATCACTAGTTGTAAAACTTAGAGCAGGACTAGAACCTGGACTTGAGTTCGTCCCTAAAACTTCCTGAATACAAGTAGCTGTTAGTACGTTGTTAATTGTTAAAGTTGTAAATGTACCGGCTGCCGCACTAGTTCCGCCAATAGCTGGAGGACTTGCTAGATATGTACTAAAACCAGCGCCACTAACTGTTGAGCTAGCCGATAGCGTTGTAAACGAACCAGCTGCCGCAGTTGATTGTCCAATAGTTACGTTGTTAATAGTGC